GTGTTGCAGAGGAAAAGAAGGCGGAGGAGGAGCGTATTGCTGTGGAGAAGGCTGCTGCGGAGAAGGCTGCTGCTGAGAAGAAGGCGGAGGAGGAGCGTATTGCTGTGGAGAAGGCTGCTGCGGAGAAGGCTGCTGCTGAGAAGAAGGCGGAGGAGGAGCGTATTGCTGTGGAGAAGGATGCTGCGGAGAAGGCTGCTGCTGAGAAGAAGGCGGAGGAGGAACGTATTGCTGCTGAGAAGAAGGCGGAGGAGGAGAAGGCTGCTGTGGAGAAGAAGGTGGGGGAGGATAAAACTGAAGATGAAAGTATTCGTATTGTTGATGCGGAGAAGGCTGCTGTGGAGAAGAAGGTGGGGGAGGATAAAACTGAAGATGAAAGTATTCGTATTGTTGATGCGGAGAAGGCTGAAGATAAACAGGATGTTGCTGAAGAGAAGGCAAAAACTAAAGATAATGAAAATATGGTATTAGATAGACCTGCCATAAATCAAATTACAAATATTAATAAAAGAAATAATAGTAAAATATTAGAAGACGACAAAGATATATCTGGTGAAATGTCATATGTCGTAGAAAAAATACCAAGGCAAATAATTCAATCAATATACTTGTATATAATAATTTTAATTGTGTTTATTTATTTTCTATATTCTAATTTTAAAAATCTTCTCGAGTTTAGATGGCATATTGATACTTTCAATATTGTGAATAAAATGTGTTTACAAAGTCCTGTATCTGGAATTGAAATCGAAAGCACTAGGTATAATATCAATAATTTCATCACAAAAGAATACAAAAATATCAAAGGGAAATATCATTCCTCAACTAAAATTTTAGAGATGTTCTTTATTTGTATAACTTTTATATTTTTAGGAATCTCTTTCTTTGAAGAAAAAACATATGGTATTACTTTAACTATCATATTTCTAGCAATATGGTTTTTCATGATGTCTTTACATATTAAAAAACAATTTAAATTGGTTGATCAAAATATACAAGATCCTGATAGTGAAATAAATAAATATGGAAATACATTTACTATATTGAATACAATAATGATAATAAGTGACTTGAAAGATGTAGTATTTGATTATAATTATAACAAAATAACAACAAACGAAAGGACACTTGATGAAATAATTGAAAATAATATCGCATCATATTACAATATATCAGATACGTCAAAAATCAAACAAATTAAATTAAAGTCATATGAAGATCTTGACTTTTTGAAATATATAACTTTGAATAAAATGTCATCACAATATTTGAAATATTTTGAAGAAGTTTACATAAGACTAACAGATAGTGCAAGAACAGATTTTGAAGAAGATGAGAAATTTTATATAAAAGACTTGGTTGAAAAAAATGTTGATTATGGAAAAATAAAAACAAATTTTGAATCCTTATCAATCATATTAGGAGATATGTTGGTAGAAAATCCAAATAAAAAGATACAAGAAATTAAACAACATATTGATTCGAATTATCCAATAATATTAAAAGATTATACTCAAAAACAAATACATATAATGATCATAGATTTTTACTACAATAGTGAAGCCTTTTTCAAAACCAAAAAAGCAACAAATTATGAATATGGTCGAAAATCCAGTAGCCAATATATTGATAGTTCCAATTTTCTCAAAAAATCACAAGATTTATCAAAATTTAATGAGATTGTGCAATTATTGAACGAAATTGAATACAATCTTGATAATATTATATATATCAATGAATATACAAAAATAAATGAAGAGATTGGTAAACAAATTGGAAAAAATATTATTGTTACCAATAATGATTATATTCAATATTTAACAGATAACTATCATGTTTTAGGAGAAGAGATAAGTGATAAGCAAATGAAACAGACCACAGAAAACTTTAAAAAAGTAAATAACACAATATATATCTATATCATTTATCTCGTAATAATATCATTATTGATTCTTCACTATTTATTTATAACAATCGATGGTCCATTACAATATATTGGGCTTATATTTATATTTTTAGTAATTTTAGTTATCTTCATTTCTTTGAAAAGAATATTTAAAAAAGGATTTAGGAATTCTTAACTATATAAAATAAGATGAAACCAACTTTTTTGATTCTGGCTTGCACATTCGAAGGAGGAATAGGGTATAAAAACCAGATACCATGGTATTTGCCTAGGGAAATGAAAAAATTCAAAGAAATTACATGTAAAACAACTTCTATTTCATTAAAGAATGCTGTTATTATGGGCAAAAATACATGGTTATCACTTAAACGACCTTTAGAAGGAAGATTAAATATAGTTATAAGTTCAAATGCAAATAATATATCAGATAAGTGTATTGTATTCAATTCTCTGGAAGATGCATTACATCATTGTAATTTTTTGAATGATATTGAGAATATATATATAATAGGAGGTTCTAGACTCTATAACGAATGTTTAGAAAAATACAATTTTGATATATATTTATCTTTGTTGTTTTATAACGAGTTAACAATAGACACTTATTTTGATTTATCTCTTGTATTTGAAAAATATATTCTCAAAAAAGACAAAGCATATACAGAAGAACATAAAAATAGACAATTTGCATCTTATATATGTCGACCAAAAAAACTATAACAATACCAAACACAATAAAGTTTCCAAATAAATAGGTTCTCTTCCATTATTTGTTCTAGAAAGAACATAATCAACATATGCTCCAGACTCCAAAATTTTGTACTTTTTTTTGGGTATTATTTTCAAAAGATCTTGTACTATGTCAACAATAGATATGTTGTATTGAAACATTTCATACGCCATTTTACGGATAATTTCCAAATTATTCTTTTTATTTTCTAGTTTTGTTACAAAATTCATAAGTGGTGGATAGTTTAATGTGCAAAACTCGTATGTTATAATTTCTTTATTCTTTTTTTCCACTTCAGAAAGAAAAATTGCTTTTACCAAATCTCTTGTTTTTTGTTTTTTTAAATGAATATTTAGATCTTGATTAAATACTTTTTCAAATACATCAACAATTTCCATGTGACTGAAAAGAGGTAAACGAACAAGACTAAATCGACTTTTTATCGGTACATCGATTTTACTTAATTGATGAGTGGTACATAGGAAATACACATTTTTCGAATATTTTTCAACCAAAATTCGCAAGCAACTGAAGTCGTTTTGGGATAATACATTGATATTTTTCAAGATAATGTAATGTTTGGCGTTACTCACATGTTTATTAACAATTATAGTTACTAAGAACTTTGATATGGTAGAAAATCTCTTACAAAGATTTGGATTTGATAAATCTATTTCTAAGAAATTTGCATTATATATATAGTGAACGTCTTTACACCATATACATTCTTGTTTATATAGTGTTTTTAATTGAAACTTGTTTTTAAGAATTTCGTCAATAAAAAGATCAGTTGGGAAACCATATTGTCCATATAAAAGAATATTATTTTCAGTATAATTCATAAACTTCAATATATTTGAATAATATTCATTATTGTGTAATATTGAATGAAAATTAGATTTTAATATAGACCATAAATTTTCTTTTTCATTATTACACATATCATTTTATTTATATAAACGTTATCATTTTATATAATTTAAAATGAATCCATATGATATACTCGGGGTTCCAAGAAATTCTTCAAAGGAAATAGTGAAAAAAAAGTATCGCAAAATAGCATTATCATGTCATCCAGATAAGTTAACACATATAAAAGACGATATAGAAAAAGATATGAAGGTTAAAACGTTTAAGGATGCATCGCTTGCTTATAATAGAATAATTAATGAAGATATAGATAGTAGAATTATAGATGATTTTGATTTTTCTCCTGAAAATTGGTACGACATATGGCAATCGTTTTTCGAATATGAGCATAATGGAGAATTTTTCAAGGATATTGCATATACATTTGTAGATATTATCAAACCGAAAAGCTATTATAATCCTATGAAAACAGAGAAACATGTGCACGAAATCAGTTTACAGGCATCATTTAGTGAAATTTTGAACAATACAAAAAGAAAGCTCAGATTAATTCTTGTTGATATTGAAGATCCTATTTTTGTAGAAGTAAAATGTGGACAAAAGTTTCCCAAAATATTGGAATATAATGACGAAAACAACAAGGATCATGAAATTATTATTCATTTACAATACGAAAGTTTTGAAAATTACGAATATATAGAAAATGATGATACCACAATTGATTTGATAACATCTGTGAATATTGATATCATAGATTATATTCAAGGTTGTGTTAAATCAATTTTATTTGTTACTAATGATATAATTGAAGTTTATATACCTCCTTTTACTGAAAAATATGTAAAACTTGAAGGAAAGGGAATTAAAGGCGGTTCTTTTTATGTAAATATATCTATTAATAATATTAGTGAACATCAATGGGATAAATTAGATAATGATGATAAATCGCAAATGATAAGGATCACAAGATTTTTATCCAAAACTATATAAAGATTATGATTATATTAAGAAGCATAAAAGAAATAATATGCCTCCCAAAAGTGCTAACACCAAGAATGCTGCGACTAAAGATAAAAAAGCTCCTGCCCCTAAGAAAGAAGCTGTCCAAACTTCCTCTGCAGCCTCTGCAGCCACCACACCTGTAAAACAACAAGCCGTCGTTGAAAAACCTGTAGAACAACAGGTTGTTACAAAAGAGGTTGAATCAGACACTATTATTTCCAACCTTCTTGAAAAAGTATGCGCTTTGTCTACACATGTTAAATGTGTTCAATCGTGTCTCAAAGTTCTTCTTAAAGAATTCGAAAAACAAAAAAAAGTTATCGATAAGGTTCAAAAGAAAAAGGAAAAGGCCAAAAAATCACCATCTGGTTTTGCAAAGCCTTGTAAAATCTCAGATGAACTTTGTACTTTCATTGGTGTAACTAGTGGTACTGAAATGTCCCGTACTGATATCACTAGACACATCAATTCATATGTTAAAGAACATGATCTCAATAATCCAGAAAACCGTAGAGAGTTCTTTCCTGACAAAAAGCTTAAAGCAATTCTCAATGTTCAAGATGGAGAAAAAGTAACTTATTTTGTTCTTCAACGTCTCATTGCCCATCATTTCCCACCAAGTGCAGCTAAACTTGCTGCTGCTAAGGCTGCTGGCTAAATTTTAAACCATTGCGTTTTTTTTCTATTTTGTTTATATTTAAATATTATAACTATGAATGATTTTTTAACCAATCAAAACAAATCAATCGTAAAATTTGCTTGTAACCGTATGTTAACAGATAAGTTTGCACTTAATCTTTCTGATGAAAAAATTAATGACTTGATTGAAAAGGTTTCACAACTTGTACAAAATGAGTTCAAAAACTCCAATTTGGGTGTCACTGAATTAAACACAATAACTTTATCGAAAATAAAGAATATTTATCAAAAATTTAGAGAAAAGGAAAAACATAACATAATCAACACTCAAAACAGTCTTCAAAATCAAGTACTTGTAGATACAGATACCAAAAATGAGGTTATTGATTCTTCATCTGTTGAATATTCTACCTCTAGTCCAGAACTTTTGGACGACAATGTTATCAATTTTAGGTTAAAAGAACTAGAAAAACAACGTTCTATTACTCCAGTGTACTATGAAAAAAATACTAATTCGACTCAACCTTTAACTGATAATGAAGTATCTTCTACAAATACACCATCACTGTCATTCACATTACAACCAAACATCACAAAACAATCTTTACGCAAAACTTTTATTATTAATACAGCTTCAAGGGATTGGAAAAATCTACCCGTTGTTAATGATATGAAAACCGTTGTTTCATTATCTTATAATGAATATCTATTGTTTCCTGAAGTTTTAATTTTACCATCGTTTGTTTCCAATATGACACCATTTGTGAGATTACAAATTTCAAATGGTAATATGAAAATAAGTTATATATTTACTCTTTTACAACAAAGTACAAAATGGGATAAGTGGTCTACGTGTAAAAATGTTGAAAATATTATGATTGATAGTCCAAATTGGTGCATAGAATTATATGATCTTTTTGATAATAAATTAAATCTTGGTTCTGATGATATTGCTATTGAAGAAGTTGAACAATTACAAGACGGGTTTAAACTAAAAATGAATGTTTCTGGATTTCACAAAGGTGATGTCATACATATTTGTACACGTCGTATTTCAATTATTTGTGAATATATTACCCATGTTGATGTTGAAAATTCATGTTTAAACATTACAAACCAAAGTAATTCAAAAATCGATCATTTTATAAATTCAATTGCTATGAATACAAATAATCAATATTCATTACTTATATCATATACGGCAAATGTTTAATAATTTTTTTTGATTCATAGTTGTATATTACTAGTTTTGTAACAGTTTAATTGGAAGAGTACATATCTCTGAAAATTCTTAAAAAAAAATAAAAGTTGTATAAAAATCTGAAATAGTTTGTGATATGTACTCTCTGAAAAGGCTTAAAGCGATTATTTAACAGTTTTGTAACAGGTTAATTGGAAGAGTACATATCTCTGAAAATTCTATAAAAAAATAAAAGTTGTATGAAAATCTGAAATA